CTTAAAAATAAAGGATATACATTCAAATTTTGGTGTGATAAAGATATTATAGAGTTTATTAATAGTAATTATCCCAATTACTATAATATCTATTCTTTTGCTAAAACGGGGGTTCAACGAGGTGATATAAGTAGAATACTTTTAGTAAATCATTATGGTGGAATATATATTGATCTAGATGTTTTGATAATGAAAGATTTTGCTGATTTAATTGATTTCAATGAGGACAAATTTTATATTTCTTATGAACCCTGTGGTCAAACTAATGCGTTATATAATGATGATAAATATTTATGCAATGCATTCTTTGCCTCCAATAAAAACAATAAATTTACACTTAAACTAGTAAGAGGAATATCAGATTATGTTTTACAACACGGAGTAACTATATTTAATAAATTTGATATTTTTGGTGGAAATTATATTAAACAATCAATGAAAAACTTTCAAGACAAGGATAAATATATACATATAATTGATGATAGAGAATTAATATATCCGATCAATGATTTAAAACTTGATAATATGCCATTTACAAATGATGATTGGAATATCCTTAAAAAAGGAATATATCCTATGGAACCAGTAATGATACATTATTGGATACATGGAGATTTCGAATCAAAAAATGTTATAAATCAATTTACCCCAAATAAAAATTTAAATGTTCATGATAATATGTATATATTCTTCAAAACTCTCTACCCTAATATAGCTAAAAAAATTGATTATCATATAAAATAATAATGAATACTTTTATTAATCATGTTAAAAAAGTTAAAATTTATTTTTGTTACAATTGTATTAAATATTAATTTTACAAAAAGTTTTACTAATTCAATTATAGTCCCTGATGCTTTTACGATAAGAAAAACTATAATAACAGATACGAAAATGCCAATCATATATACGGGAATTAATTATAATATTAAAAATATTGAAAAAAATAAATTTTTATCAGCAGAACATATATATCCACAATCATTATTGGATGAATACCAGAGCAAAGATATGCATAATATTATAAAAACTTTAAATACATTAAATGCAAATAGGTCTAATTATAAATATTGCGACAATTATGATTTAAATGATAGAAATTGGAAATCATTAGAATATAATAATTATGTAAATCATAAACTAAAATTATTTGTACCCAATTCTAATTCAAGGGGATTTATATCAAGATCTATTTTGTATATGTGTAGAGAATATAATTTCAAATTGCCAAATATAATTGATAAACAAACCTTGGTTAAATGGTTTTATACATATTCTCCAACAAATAGCGAATATTATCATAATGCTGTTGTTGAAAAAATTCAAAATACAAATAATATATTCGTTTCTAGTTATAGTAAAAAAAATATTGCAATTAAAAAATATATTGAACGTTTGTAAATGAGAAAAATTGATATTTATTATTTTTATATTATTTAAATGGATTCTTTGAATACAAAACAACAACAAGCTGTTGAGGCTGTATTAAATGGTAAAAATATATTTTTAACTGGTCCGGGCGGTACAGGTAAATCTTTCACTATAAAATATATTATTGAATTATTAAAAGACAAAAATTATGGTCTAACAGCTACAACTGGATCAGCAGCTGTTTTAATAGGAGGTCAAACAATTAATTCTTTTCTCGGTATTGGATTGGGAAGTGGTAAAATTTCAGATATTATTAAAAACATTATATCTAACAGATCAATATATAATAGAATATTGAAATTAGATGTTTTAATTATTGATGAAATCTCAATGTTAGATGATGCGTTATTTGATAAGATATCTAATGTTCTTTCAGATATTAAATCAAATGTTGATAAAAAATTAGCTGATGTACCTTTCGGTGGTATTCAAATGATATTTGTGGGAGATTTTTGCCAGTTAGCTCCTGTAAGAGGCCTTTATTGTTTCTTATCTAAATTATGGGATAAATTAGATATGGATATTATAATATTAGATGAATTAGTCAGACAAAGTGGTGATATATTATTTCAAAAAATTCTTAGCATTGTTAGAAAAGGTAAGTGTACGGATAATATTATAACAGTATTGGAGGGATTAAAGACAACGCAGTTTGCTGAAAACATTATTCCTACAAAATTATATCCAATCAATGAAGATGTAGACAAAATTAATAATATAGAAATACAAAGATTAAAAGATAATGGTAATTCATCAGTTATGTATAAAACGACATGTAGTTATGGATATGAGAAAGCAGCTTTAAATTTTAATGTGGAATTAACAGAAAAAGCACAAATTATTATTACGCGTAATATTGATATTAGTAAGGGATTAGTAAATGGTACACGAGGGGTTATTAAACATTTGGGTAGCGAATATGTTATAATACAAGATGTCTATAATAATACGCACATGATTAATTACTATAAGGATATCATAAATAAAAAAAAGGCAACATATATATTGCATATGCCCATACGTACGAGTTATGCATTATCTATACATAAATCACAAGGAATGACAATTGATGCTGTAGAGTTAGATTTAGGAGCTAATATATTTGCATATGGACAAACATATACTGCTTTATCCCGAGCAAAAAGTTTAAAATCAATAAAAATTATAAATGTAGATAAAAGCTCATTTAAATTAAATCCATATGTAAAAAAATTTTATAGTAATATAATAGATAAATAATGGGAGAAAAAAGAACATTTACAGTAGAATCGTCTAATATACAAAAATCAGGAGGAAGATATACTTCTAAAACTCCAAATGCTGCTGCTAAAAAAGCCGCGTCACAATTATTCAAAAAAGCCGCTAAATCTAAAACGCAAATTACTTTTGAACTTAGAGAAACTACAAAAGGTGAAGACAAAAAAATACACAAATATACTGCTAAGCGCGTTAAATTAGCAAAACCCAAAGTTATTACTATTATGGGTAATGAAATAACATATAGATATACAGTTCAGGTTAAAGCCGTCTAATACTTATTTACTCATCTGACATATAATCCGTGTCATTATCACTATAATAATATTCATAGCTATCATCGCTATCTGATGACATATAATATTCATATTCTTCATTATCTTCGTCAAAATATTCTTCATCATCACTTTCATCTTTATTATTTTTATATGATAATTCATTATAGTATTTATATTTCAAATTGATTTTATCATAATGATGTTTGATATCATCTGTGTCAATTTCAAATTGTTCTTGTTCTTCCATACGTTTTTTTTCTCTTGCTGCTGCGTTAAATAAGCACTTGGGTGGGTCTAGTTTTTTATCAAACTTATCAACAATATTAGTTTTATAACATTTAATAATATCCGCCTTATCATAGTTTTGACACTTATAATTTTCATAATTGTTAATTATTGAATTCATTCTCATATCTTTGATATATTCGCTGGAATACTTTTTAATTACCATATACTTTGAATAACATTCGTGAAGCGTCTTAATTGCATCTAAATTTTCTTCTCCGATATCACTTGTATTATTCATTTTATTTGCAAAATCAATAAAATCGTTGTAATCAATCATGGTAGTCATTTATTATATTAATTATATTTAATTATATAATTGAACTATCAATTTTTAAATCTTATTGAAAAATAAGGAATTATTCATTTTTTATGAAAAATACCTGGGATATCTTAAATACTGATTGTAAAAATTATATAATAGAATGGAAAAATAAATTAAACTATTTTCATACTGGATTTTATTATTTTAATGATTTAATATTTGGTAAAGTTTATATTTTTATAATAGAAATTACAATGTCACATGTTATAATTCTTGATTTAAATGTTTTTCAAACTAGAAAAAGACGAAAAAACTATGATTATAGTGGTGACATGTTTATAAAAATGAAATATGATAAACATTATATTCTTATATATCCTCATTATTTAAGATTACTTCAATATTTTTAATTATTTTATTTACTATTTCCGTAATTTTATCCAATTCAACATTTGGAGAATGTTTATATTCAATTAATACAGTAACGTTATCATTTATTTCACTTTTAACTATCAATGAAACTCTATTTGATATCTTATATTCTTTTATTGTAATTTCAGAAATGTTATCAATTTCATTTGTACACGGAAATATATATTGCGGGTATTTGTCTATTCTTGAACTGAGTATATATATATTATTCTTTTTTGTTTTATAGTATTTATCCTTTTTTTTTGTTTTTGATGTAACATATTGATTATCGTTTGATAATTCATATGTATACATTTTATCCCGCATATAATATATTTTGTATTTTTCTTCTTTTGTCTTTTTATAAATTTTATTTATGTTAGATTCTATATCACTTGACATGGTTACATCCATTACATTATCACTAAGTATATTTTTAATAAAATAAAATTCCACAATATTTATATCATCTTCAACCAATTCAGTTAATTTTATATTACTCATTATTGTTAATGATATTAATAATTATTATATCATTTTTTATTTAATATATAAAAAAATGATAGGTATTTTTATTAATTACAAAGTTATATTATGACTTCCGAAAACTATAAACTATATGATTTAGAAGAAGAAATTAAAAAATATACTGAAATAAGTAACATTGATAATGATAGCAAAGAAGATTATAACGAAACTAATAAACATAAAGTCCGAAATGATTTTACTGAATTATTAATTAAAAAAGCGAAAATACCTGAATTACTTGCAAGGGATTTGGAAATAGGAGTTTTTAATGCGACTATTGATTACGCAAATAATTATGGCATACAATTATCCTGGAAAAGTCAAATATTAATTGAAACTTATATAAATATTGCTAGAAGTATTTATTCTAATATTAAAAAAGATAGCTACATTGGTAATAAAAATTTACATAAACGTATGATTAAAAATAAAGAATTTATTCCACATATGTTACCATATATGCAATGTCATAATATCTTCCCAGAAAGATGGAAGGATATTATTGAGAAAAATCAACGTAGATTTAAGGCCGCCTATGAAATTAAACTTGTTGCTATGTCTGATATGATTACATGTACTAGATGTAAAGGCAAGAAAGTTAGTTATTATGAATTGCAAACTCGTTCAGGTGACGAGGCCTCTACTCTATTTATGAATTGCTTAATTTGTGGTAAAAAATGGAAACAATAATTATTTAATTTGTAATAATTCTGAACTCAAAGTATTCAAATATTATATATGAAGCGATACCATATATTAATTTTTCTTCTTCGCTTTCTATAAAGTCCATTATTTCTTCATATTTTTTTTTATTTAAAACATAATATTGTAATGCATTTTGTATACCATAATCATATATTATTAATTCAATGTCTTTTTTTTCATATAGTGGCAATTTCAAATGGTTGTAAACAAACATTTTAAGCTTATTAACTAACCATATTTTATTAGGAGTTACTATATGTTTAACCTTACAAAAAATAGTATTCGCCACATCATTATCCTCTTTTTTTATAATTATTTTGTATTTATAATCTTCCATTTTTTATTATAATTAAGCATTTTAACATTTATATAGTATTATAATTTCATTTTTTTTGTATTACATCTATTTCTATCAAAATTACAGAATACATGTATAAAATTGTGTACTTTATATGCGACACATATAAATACCTGATATTAACATAATTATTTTAGATATCTTCAATGATTGTTTTTTCAAAATTTTATTTGTTTTAATTGCATAACTATTAATTAATATTAAAGGCATTTGCAATAATATAAATTTTATGGATAATCCATATGGTATTATAGAACCCAATATTAAAAACACAAGTCCAATAATATTAGCTTTTTTATACCCATATAATACTGGTATTGTTTTAATATTATTTTTTTTATCTCCTTCCAAATCTATAATATCTAAAATCAATTCTTGCCACATTATAAAATTGAAAAGATAAATCATTGCAGGTATTACACTTTTAATATCACCATTTACAATTAATGCTCCTGTTAAAGGTGATTGTGTTATTATCAGAGATACAATTACATTCTTTAATAATGGTATATTCTTAAAAACAGGCGTGTATAAATATGTCGCAATTATAGTATTTGAAATTATATGTCTAATGAATGTGTTATCAATTAATGCCGATAAATAGTAGCTTAACAGCCCCAAATATGTTGAAAAGTATAAAACTTCTTCTGTTGTCAAATCCTTTGTATTTAATACTTTTAAACTCTTATCTTTATCCGTCCCCGATTTATAATCATAATAATCATTTATCACCATAGAGTTACTTGCTATTATTGCACTAATTATCCCCATCAATATAGCATACGGATTCAATAGTGTTTCTATGCTTTTTGTTGCCAAATAACTTCCAAATAGGGGTAATGCGAATTCATAAGGCAGGCCTTCTGGTCTCGTTATTTTAACATAGCTATTAAATTTTTTTATATGAATGGGTTTGGTATTTTCACTCATTTTTATTAAAAGCATATTTGTTGGTCTAAAACTATATGTTGACATTATTAATAAAAACAGTATTGCTATTTTTAATTTCATTATTAGTTTAATAAAATATATTATTTATATATAATTTATTAATGTGTAGATAAATTTTATCTAAAATAATAAAAAATTGATTGGTGGCGCTTTGTTAATAATACATCAACAAACAATGTTCTCTACCAACGCTACTCAGATCCCCGTCGAATACACCACTGGTGATTACAGTGTCCGCCTTAACCTCAACTTTGGTGAAGGAAAGGATTCGGAAGTTTACAAAAATGAAACCGAAAGGAAGAATTTCAAAGACAACTACAATATTGAGGTATATGAATCGGGAGAAGGTGATGATTACTCAAAGGGATATCGTGTTGTAACAAACGAAGGTCCTCTTGTTATTAAGGTTGGTGACATCTCTATTTCCGGCAAGGATGATTACAATTATGATTACGCAGTTGGCTTTGCTGTTGATAATAGTATGCCAGAATATACTACTGATATGTCTACCATTCCATATAATATTGACAGGGATGGAACTCTTTGGACCATTCCTGCTAATAATGGCGATAGCTATAAATTTGATCAAAACCCCAATGCCAAATATCAATGGATGGCAAAACGCGCTATGGATATTGGTTATGAGCCTACTGAGGAAGAGCTGAAACTCGGAATGGAAAAAACAAGCGAAAATACCGGGCTTATCTATATCACATTCATGGTATTCAAAAAACCTAGACAAGTTGAAGTTACTCGTGGTATCTCTCGTGGTATCTCTCGTGGTATCTCTCGTGGTACTACTCGTGGCGGTGACCAGATGGAAAGTGATGCTGCCAGATTTGGATATGGCAATGAAGCAAATAGTGCATCTAAAAAGAGCGATTTTGAATATGCGGGAAATACTGAACGCTATGTAATGCCTGTGCGATTGAGGATTAATAAGAAATCTGTGAATAGCGATATTAATTGCTCTCAGCATCTTAAAGGGGCAAGTGTTAATACTCTGCGCCGTCAGACAATGACAGTGCCTTTCTAAATAAATTAAAAATTGATATGTTATATAAGTATTTATTTTTATAATTATATTAAGTAGAATATGATGACTTCTCCGCAAATTATTAAGAATACTATTAACATAACTCACGATTTATCTAGTGTTATTATGAGGAATCGCGCCATTGTTATGATTAGATTGCTAAAAGAAAAAAAGGTAAAGGATAAAGAGTTTAAAAAACAACAACAACGTATCATGAATAATAAATTTTGTATTGGGTTTTGTGAAAATCCTTTAAATTGTTCTTGTTTTATTAACAATTCAATTTAGATTAAAATCTTCTTATGAACTGTTTCTATCGCACCTTCAATCCATGCTTGCCTATCACAATATGTTTCTCCCAAAATATAAATGTCTTTTTTTATAAACAAACTATCAATCGTTTTTTGTATTTTTTTGGAATTAATCCCCACTTTCCACATATGATCTCCTGAACTCCAATAATGCATTGTTATCCAATCCGGTTCTTTTATTTTTTTATCAGGAAACATTTCGTCTAACAACTTCTTGATATGTTTTTTAACAGATTTTTCATCCTTAAATGTATTCCAGAAATCAGCATTATAACTATCACTATAACTTATTTGTATTAATCCTGAATTGTAATCAATCGGTATTATAAATTGTAATTTATTATCGGTCAATGTTTTGGGTATATCCTTGAACCAGACATCTTTAAATTGCGCATATATTCTTAGCAGTTTACCATCACTAACACTATTAATTACATTTTCATATTTTTTAAAATAAGATATATTTAAATAATCGCTTCGTGTTATAGTTAAATATAGCTTACTATATTTATATTTTTTATTATTTATAGTATATGATTTACTTGTTTCATTAATATCTATAAGAGATGCATTAAACACTATTTTAACGTTGCGCGATTTAAGATATTCGTATAGAACATCGCATAATTTCTGGATTCCTTCTTTTAATACAAAAAAATCGTTGTTTTTAACATCAAAATCTTTACGTAAAGTTAAAATAGCATTATGAGCATTCATATCATATATTTCACCAACATATCCCAATGATTTGTTGAGCACTTCTACTTCATTTGTTGGCAAGAATAATGAAAAATAGTTATGTAGATTATAATCATGTTTATTGACTTTTATTTTTTTATTTATTGCATAATCCCATAATTTATCTAGGCTACTATAACTTGATTTATAGTAAGCCAATAGCTCTTTTTCTTCCATCATTTTGCCATTAAGATAGTACATCTTATCCTTATTAATATCAATTATTTGGTCTTCTAATTTAAAATCTTTAATTAGTTTCATAACATATTTGTGCTTTTTCCCTAACCTTCCTGCTCCAACAGAGTAGTTGAATCCCTTATTGCTATACGTATAAACACGTCCTCCTATACGATTATTCTTTTCATATATTACTATATCTTCTGGATTAACATTTTTAATAGTAATCAATTTATAAGCTAGATATAATCCTGTTATTCCAGCTCCAATAATAACATGTTTCATAGCTTCTAAAAAAAGAGTACATAATTATGTAAAAAGTTAAAATTATAAAAAGTTTATAAAATCATTAGAAAAATAAAATTATGTACTCATTTCTTCGATTTTAAGACCTCTTGAATAATTCACCAATGATATACCAGAAAATATTAGTACAAATCCCATCGCTTCTAATAGTGTTAATGATTCACTTAATACTAAATATCCCAATATCAAAGTAACTATCGGATAAAGAGATGTTAATAACGTAGCAATTGCTACCTTTTTATCATTACTAACCGCGTATAAATATCCATAATTTGCCATCAATAACAATGAAGTAGCAACAATAATAACTAAAATTATATATTTATTATTCATAATTGTCGCACAATCTTTAATAAAACCACCATTGCTACTATTCAAAACAATACCTAGTAATATCAAGAAATGTATAAGGGAAACAAATAACATAAGTGTGAGAATATCAATGTATTGTAATATATATTTATCAAATAATGGTGCAATGCCCCAAATTAAATTTACAATAAAATAATATATATATAACATCTCTCTAATTATTAAAAATGTATTTTAAAAGTATAGTTTATGTTATTTAGATTTATTGGTGGCACTAATTATATTGCTATTTCTAAATTTATTCATAAAATGTATGACAAATCTATAATTCCTATTATTGATTATGCTAAGGAAGGTGCTAAAACACCCGGAGATGTTATTAGTTATAACAAAGAAGTTGTTTCATTGATAAATCAAATAAGTCAAGAACATACTAATCGCGACATTGGATATGCTATCAAACTTTCATCGTTTTCAGCATATAATCCCGAAGATAATATTGATAACTTTATAAAAAGAGTTATAAATACAGAACATAAAAATAAGTATATATATTTTGACGCCGAATATACTCATCTGTATGATGAAGAAAATAAAATCTTCAATAAAATTATTCAAAAATATCAAGATATAGATAATTTGCATTTATTCAAAACATATCAGATGTATAAAAAAAACAGTTTATACTATATTAAACGCGATTTAGATACTTACGATAAGATAGGATTTAAATTGGTTAGAGGTGCTTATTACAATAAAGAAGATACCGAACTATTTGAAGATAAAACAGATACTGACGTTAATTATAATGATGCTGTTAAATATCTTATTGCTAATACGAATAATAAAATTTGCATAGCTACTCATAACAAGGATTCTATTGACTATGCTTTATCATTTAATCCTGGATATAATGTATCATATGCGCAATTATTAGGCATGGGAGATAGTTCAACAGATTTTTTATTAAATAAAAATAAAACAGTATTTAAATATGTTCCATATGGAAATGTTTTTGATATTTATCCATATTTGTTGAGGAGACTATATGAAAATATAGATATGTTAAAGTATATGAAATAACATAATAAACATATAAAAAGTTATTAATATAAAATAATAAATGTATTTTGAGAATGAAGCAGGTTATTTAAAGCTTTTGAAAGAAACTCTTAAAGAAGGTGAAATTAAATATACACGAAATGGAGTTGTATATTCTAAGTTTGGTTGTATGATGAAATTTAACAATATTAATAATTTTCCATTATTAACAACTAAAAAGATGTTTTTAAGAGGTATCGTGGAGGAACTCTTATGGTTTTTGAGAGGTTCTACGGATGCCAATGAACTCAAAGAGAAAAAGGTTAATATATGGACGGGTAATTCTACTCGTGAATATCTAGATAGTGTAGGGTTGACCGAATATAAAGAAGGTGAATTGGGGCCTGTTTATGGTTGGCAATGGCGTAAATTTGGAGAAGATTACAACAATCCTACTAAACAAGGTAAAGACCAAATTAGATATGTATTAGAGGAATTACTAAAACCAAATAATAGTCGCCGCGCAGTATTATCGGGATGGAATCCAGTTGATCTTAATAAAATGGCATTGCCACCTTGCCATATTCTATATATATTTAATAAAACAGACAAGGGGCTTTCATGTCATATGACATTGCGTAGCTCTGATTTATTCTTAGGATTACCATTTAATATTGCCAGTACTGCTTTATTAACACAAATACTTGCAACTGTACTACATATTGATATTTCCGAAATCTGTTTATCTATTTGTGATGCCCATATTTATCAAGAACATGTACAACAAATAGATAAACAGGTTTTACAAGAACCATATGAACTACCCAAACTAATAATCAAGAAGTTTCCTCCTCCTATTGACAGTAGTATTGATGAAAAAATAAATTGGATTGAATCTCTAAAATATGAGGATTTTGAATTAAAAGATTATCTATCACACCCTGCTCTGCCAGCTATTATGAAATAGCAGTCGGATGCCATTTTTTAAACTTTTCATTATAAATGCAAACAAATCCAATAACAGTCATTGCGTTTTTATCCTTGAATGCTGTTCGCAATAGCTTACTATCTTTCATTGTCTGTACGAGAGCAATACCAAGCATATTCTTGATATCTTCTTTTTCATAAACATTATAGATATCTGGTTCATTAGTTTTGGTTAAATATAATATTTTGTCATTTTCACCAAGATTAATATCACATTTTGGTTTAACAACAATTATGTCTTTATTGGTATTATTTTCAATAGTTTTAAATTCTGTAATATCCTTTGTTTTTCTTACAACTTCAATAATATTTGTATCATCAAAATTATATAACTTGGGTTTATATTTTAAATCATAAGGCCATATATATATACCACGACATGTATAATTAAGATCTTTTGTTAGATTCTGGATTTCTTCGATAGATTCCTTATATAAATTGTAATATGTCTTAACTTTATAGTTACATACATCAATTGTTTTATCAGGTGTATATTGAGTTTCTAACATATTATAAAGAATATTTAGTCGCTGAGGTAATGTTTTATTTTTTAAATGAATACCTTCGTAACATATAATATCATTTATTAGAAAAGTCCAAGTATCATCTTTGCACTTAACCATTTCCCCGTCTAGCAAAGTATTTTTAAATAGCATTTTATCAAATAATCCGCGTCCAAATATAATACGAGGGCGTTGATAACCCGGATGTATTTTTTTATCTATATAATACATAATTTCGATGTCATTATATAGTGTAAAATAAAGATAGTATCTATTTCCATTTGATCTTAAATTTAGCATATGATTTGATAATATATAATTTACATTATTACTGTCTAAATTATGATGATGTCTTTGCAAAATCTTTACATTATATTTATTATATAAATCTGATAATATAATATCCTTATGGTCGTTACTTTTAATATTGAAAGCAATTCTGTTTGAGAAACTGATAATACCCTGCATTAAATTAAATAGACGATTATTGTAATATAATATCTATCATTTTTTTAAATAAAAAACAATATAACGCTAATACAATTATTATATATGTTAATATGAATAAGCTTTATCGCGAATGGTTTGGTAAATCAGATTATTGGTTTGATAATAATAAAATAATTGACGAATATTTATGTGACAAATATTTTAAACATATTCATAAGACTAAACAATTATATGAATATAAAGAGATTTATAGTAAAGAAACATTAATATCATGTATATTACTATTAGACCAAATACCAAGACATTATAAAAGGTTGGGATATGATATTGATGTAGATGAATATTCACATGAAGCTATCAAATTTACAAATTATGTACTAAGTATCTATAAAGATTTAAGGATAGACGAATTATGTTTTGTTTATTTACCATATAGACATGTTAAAGACGTAAACAAGATACATGAAATTATCAAAATATTTTTAAGAATATATGATAATTCTAATATCATAGATAGAATAAAATGTAAAAGATATTTATCGGCTACTTTAAATAATATTTACAAACATATTAATGCAAAATATCTAGATAATACGTTACATATAAAATCATGGGATTCTTTAAATGTGAATATTTTTGATAAATTATCTTTAAACAATTCTGATATTTATTTAAAATGCTGTGACATTGATGTTTATAATAATATATATACAGAATATTCAAAATTAAATCCAATATATCCTGACCCTAAAATCATAGTATCTTTATCGGGTGGTGTTGACAGTATTGTAGCTCTATATATCCTTAGTAAAATAAGTAAAAATGTTATTGCGGTTCATATAAATTACAATAATCGTAAAGAATCGCAAGATGAATTGGACTTTGTTAATTATTATTGTGATTATCTTGGTATACGTCTTGTATATAGGACTATTACAGAAATTACAAGAGATGATTGTTTAAGTAATGGTTTACGCGATCTATATGAAGATATTACAAAAAAGATAAGATTTCATATGTACGAATTACTCAACGATACCAATACATATATATTATTAGGACACAATAAAGACGATTGTTTTGAAAATATTATAACAAATATTACTAATAAAAATAGTTATGATAATCTTTCTGGTATGGAGTCTATCAAAATAATAGATAACATTAAATTTTGGCGCCCTATGCTAAATATAGCTAAAAAAGATATAATACATTTTGCTAATTTAAATGAAATTCCTTATTTATGCGACAGTACTCCTAAATGGTCAGTTAGAGGTAAAATTAGAGATAATTTAAGACCATTATTATGTAATTTGAAGAATAATGCAGATATAACACATTGTGGTGACGATAGTGCTATTGAATCTTTTTTTACATTAAAGGAACATATAAAAGAGTCTAATAATATAATCAATGATATTATAATTAATAAATTAATAAAAAGTATAAAATGTATTAATAACGTGAATAATGTACTATTTGGGACATTTAGTATTGACGATTTATATACTTTCAGATATAAAAGTATATCAAAGATGTTTTTTACTAGATTGAATATCAATATTAGTAGTAAAACATTAAGTGATTTTATTGAATTTATCAATAGATTTATAATTACCAGTAAAGAGAGGAAGTTTGTTTTAAATAAAAATAATATATTTATGATAAAAAACAGTGATGATAATTTATATAAAAAAATAATTATTAGTTAATTTAAGCATGAGTAGAATAATATCGAGATATGCTTTTGGTATTGTTAAAAGAATAATGCCAAAAATATCTGCTACCGAAAAGGCCGCTTTAAACTCTGGTTCAGTGTCAATTGAAGGAGATATCTTTAACGGTAAAATAAATATAAATGAAATTGTTGATAAATACAATATTAAACTTAAAAATGAGGAGATTGAGTTTTTAAACAATGAAACTAATACATTATGTGAATTGATAGATAACGAAGAAGTAGAAAGAAATCAGAATCTATCTAATGATACATGGGATTATATAAAGAAAAATAAGTTTATGGGATTGGTAATACCCCGGAAATACAATGGTCTTGAATTTAGTGCCCATGCACATTCATTAATTGTTGAAAAAATAGCTAGCAGAAATATTGCAAGTGCAGTTAGTGTTATGGTACCTAATTCTCTGGGACCTGGTGAATTATTGAGTCATTATGGCACGGAGGAACAAAAAGATTATTATTTATCAAAATTGGCTGATGGAAGACATATACCTTGTTTTGGACTAACAACAGAAACATCTGGATCGGATGCTGCTTCAATGTATGACGAGGGATATGTTGTAAATAAGGATGGTGAACTTGGAATAATGGTAACATTTTCTAAGAGATATATTACATTAGCGCCGATTGCTAGTTTAATAGGACTTGCATTTAAAGTCGTTGATCCTAATAAATTACTTGTAGACGGCAAAGAAGGTATTACCGTGGCATTATTGGAGAAAAACAAATTCCCAGAAATTGAAATAGGAAACCGACATAATCCATTGAATATTGGTTTCATGAATGGTACAATAAGAGGCAATAATATATTTATACCTATGTCGCGCGTGATTGGAGGAGAGAAGAATTGTGGTATTGGATGGAATATGTTAATGGAATCGCTAGGTGAAGGCAGGGGGATATCTTTACCTGCCATGTCAGTAGCAACGGCTAAACTTTGCACATTAGGTGTTGGTGGATACGCGCGCATTAGAAAACAGTTTAATATTCCAATAGCAGAAATGGAAGGGGTCAAAGAAAAACTTGCTGTTATCGCTGGTAATAATTATAAATTAATAGCTGCGCAAAATCTATTTAATGCAATTGTAGATAATGGAGAGAAGCCCCCAGTATTATCGGCTATTATGAAATATAAATGTACTGAATATGGTAGAATATCTGTTAATAATGGAATGGATATATTGGGTGGCGCTGGTATATGTAAGGGTTCCATGAACTTTTTATCATCTAATTATTCAGCTACACCCGTCGCTATTACGGTTGAAGGTTCTAATACTCTTACACGTTCTTTAATAATATTCGGACAGGGACTAAACAGGTCTCATCCTTATCTATTAGATACAATTACAAGTATTGAAACAAACGATAAAGCTAAATTCCATGATAACTTTATAAATATAATTAGACATACTTTTAATAACCTTGGTCGTTCACTTTATTATGGTATTTACCTTAAATTTTATAATAATAAAAATGTCGCAGATTTTCACGAAGTACAATTAAAACGTCATGTGGCCAACTTTGCCTTCTCGGCAAATATAGCATTGTTGATGGGTGGAAAAATAAAAACAGCTGAATACATTTCTGGAAGATATGCTGATATATTATCTGATATATATATGTCCCAAGCTTGTTTATGGTATTATAAAAAACACAATGATGTTAAAGACATTGATAAATTATTAGATTATTGTTTAAATGACTATTCTAATAGTATTCAAAAAAATATATATGGTATTGCTAATAATATTCCATTGCCTATAATGGGAACGCTAATTAAAATGGTAACATACCCTCTTGGAATTAATTATAAACCAAATAAAGATAAAGTTGTTACAGATGTTTCTAATATAATTACAAAACCAACAGAATTACGTAAATTATTAACAGATAATGTATTTATATCCGATAATGATGACGATAGAATAAATCAAATTGATAAAGGAATAGAGCTATGCTATAATAGTGATAAGTTATTAAAACAGCTTAAAACAGATGATGATAATATTAAAATAATGAGAGCAAATCAGTTAAGAAAAAAAATTATCAAAGTTGACGAATTCAATGAAATACGCCATTAAATAATCTAAATAGTATTATTAGTACTCTAATATATGATATAATGTCTTCTACGCGCGAATAGAAAATTAAGATAATATGTTGTTATAACATGATTTACTAAATTATTTATTTTTAATCTATCATTCTTAATTTCATTAATTTTATATTTAGTAATTAAGTGATTAGCATTATTTAATCTATTAAAAGGTTTTTTAACAATAGATATACTATTGAGATGGGCAAATGCATTTACCAACGATAGTAGTGTAAATAAAATTAAATATTTAAACATTAACATGTAATATTAAATATTCTTTAAATAATATAAATGATATATAATATTTATAAATATGAGAGTGAATTACCAGATAATACAATTGCTATTGACGGTGTAGTATATTCATTAGACGATTGGGAGCATCCCGGTGGTAATCAGATTAGATTATTTGGTGGCAATGATGTTTCGGTACAATATAGAATGATACATGCATTCCACGGCGAAGACACGAGAAAGGTAATGCCGGTTGTTGGTAAATTACTTAATTATAATAAGGATTATACATTTGATTCAGAATTTGAAAAGGAATTAAAAGAAGAGGTTAAAAAGATTGTATTACCTCACAAAATGTATGCGACTCCGGGATTCAAATATAGGGTCCTATTATATTGTTCGAATTATGTTATATTAATGTATTACTATGTGATATATGGAGCTAATTTTAAATTATGTACATTACTTGGTATTGCAGAGGCATTAATTGGATTAAATGTACAACATGATGCAAATCATGGGGCTATATCTAGAAAACCTTTTTGGAATGATATATTGGGATATGGCGCTGATTTAATAGGTGGTAATAAATATCTTTGGTTACAGCAACATTGGACCCATCACGCATTTACAAATGATAATATTAGAGACCCCGATGCTAAAAGCATGGAACCATTCTTAATATTTCATAATTATAATGCGGAATCTCCTAATCGCAAATATATCACAAAATATCAATATATATATATGATTCCATTATTTTCATTATACTGGTTATCATCAATATTTTCTAGCGAAATATTTTCGGGTTTACAATTTTCTGTTAATGAATACTCGGAGATTAATTTTAAAAATAGTTATATTCAAAGTAAGATAGGCATATCTATAATACTAAGATTGGTATATTTATATTTAAAATGCTTTTCACAATTTTATCATTATGATACAACAACTGCTATGATATACATAATATATTCTTCGTTCGTATCATCCCTTATGTTAGCTATACCTTTTTCATTATCGCATAATTTTGAAAATGTAGAAAGATTTCCTAGTAGAATAGATTGGTATAAATCACAAGTAGAAACTTCATGTACTTATGGTGGAAAATATATAGGTTATTTATGTGGTGGGCTTAATTATCAAATAGAACATCATTTATTTCCAAGAATGTCAAGTGCGTGGTATCCATATATTCAAGAGACTGTTATGAAGGTATGTAAAAAACATAAAATAAGATATGCATATTACCCTACTTTCCTGGAAAACTTTAAATCTACAATAAAATATGTTAGTAGTATATCTAATAAGAAAAAGAGTACATAATTAATAAAAAAGTATAAATTATAAAAAGTTTATAAAATCATTAGAAAAATAAGATTATGTACTCATTTTTATGCCACAACCATTCTGTCAGACAATTTGAAAGACATGTGGTTATCTTTTAATACACATAATGGTACATTGGCTAATGGTAAATCACCTTTGTTGGGTTTTAAAGAATAATTATAAATTTGGTTATAATCAAGATTTGGATTATTATTCTCTGCTAAATCTGCGGTATATATTTTTTCTAAATCGGGTGAAAATACACGTTGTTCTGCTGTTTTAATTGTATCCTGTGTTATTATTTCTTTATTAAAATTGGTATTATCAACTTCTTTATTAGAACTATACATATTAAACGTGTTTTTGTTTGCAATATCAATATTATTAGTATTTGGCATCTTGGGAATATCTTGATCATATAAATTAGTTAATTTAGGAGGACATCTTACTTTAATATCTCCCATATCTCGTTTTTTAGACGGTTCAGGTGGAGGCTCTTTATATTTTACTGGTTCTTCTTTTGGTAGATCATTTTTTGACATATTAAAAAATAATAGAAATACAAATATTATTAAAAATATAATACATATGATTTCTATATAATAGATTTCGTTATCTTTCATATTACTATATTAAAATAATATTTTAATCGTCATCTTCAATAAATTTAACCTTCCCTTTTGTTTCTTCCTCACTATAATTATGAAATTGTATTAATTCGTTATCTTGATAATAGGAAATATTATACTTATTAGTATTGTAAAATTTAGTGCGAGCATAACCTTTGCGTTTAAATACGGAGAATTCGTCTAAAATATCGATACACAGTGGAATATATTTTCTGTCTTCGGGGCGTTCTCTAAGAATACGACCGATAGATTGTTGTATATCAGATATAGGAGAAGCAAATATTACTGTATTTAATGTCGGGACATTGAATCCCTCAGACGCCAATTGATATGTCGCTAAAATAATTTGTTTTTCAGAGGATATATTTAGATCAGCTTGTTTCATACCACCAACATAATATCCGTAATCCTTATTCAAAATATTTCTATCAACAATATATGTTTCTATATCACTTAATAAATTTCTACGTTCGCTTAAAATTAATATTCTTCTATTGGGGTCTTTTTTTATCAGACTTTCTAAAACATTGATAATATATTCCGTCCTAGGTTTGAATTTGCAAATGTTATTAATCATGGCTGCTGTATTCTCCTTTCCATTCCACATTTGTTTTACAGCAGAATATTCAACATTTGGTTCATAATACTTATGTATTTGCACTTCTACTTCTGTAAATTCTTTGTTTTTCATTGTGTAAACAGAATTACCAATATAATATTCAAAAACCTTGCGCATACCATCTTTGCGATTTAGAGTAGCAGATAAACCCAAAATAATAGGCATATTTAGTTTTTTAAAAGCGCGACAAAATACTTGTGCTCCTGTATGGTGTACTTCGTCAATAATTATAAAACCAATATCATTGAAAATATTAATATCATAATCTCTCATTGATAATGATTGTAAAGATGCGATAATAAAATCTTTATTTTCAACATCTACCTTATTTTGTTTTATAATACCAATGCTGGAATTTGGAGAGAATGTTTTGACTGTATCAATAAATTGTTGATTAAGGAAGTCTTTGTGACTAATAAACATAGTTTTTTTTTTCAATTGACAGGCGATATATAGACTCATTATAGTTTTACCGAAACCACATGGAACTGAAATAATACCACCCATTTTAAGAGGATTTCTTGCTGCTTCTAGAAATTTATTTACGGGTTCGTGTTGAAAATCTCTCAATTTACCATTAAACTCAACATTTATATCAGCACCACATTGTAATTTAGAAGTTTTCGGAAGTCCGTAATTACATAGACCATAGTATCTCGGAATATAAATCCTTTTTTCAGTTTCCTTATACAATAAGAAAGTATTATCTGGTTTATCATTATTAACCCCCATATCAAAATTAATTCTAGGTTTCATAGTAAGATTCTCTTTAATTTTGACTAATTCTTCACTTTTCAAAGAAGATTTAAGAAGACTATATCCGTTTATAGTTAACATTATATAAGCTATTACATAAATATAATCGTATCATTTTTTTATATGAATTATAATAGAATACAGTTAAAATACAAATGATAATTAACTCATTTAGAATATTGGCTGTCGTATTATTATTTGCAGTTATGCTGATACATGATATACCATTCAAGAAAATGTATAAGGATTCTATTATGCAATTTTATTTAGCTGTATTATGTGTTGCTATATTGATGTTATTTGATAATATTACTGGTTTTGTAGTAACATTTGCTTTATTAATTGTATATTTCAGAATATATAATGCGGAAATAAGAGAGCGGAATATGATTAAAATACAAGAAATTAAAGAAAAAGAAGAAAAAGATAAAGAAGAAGTAAAGACTAAAAAATGCAATGAAGGTGATAAATGTAGATTAGAAAACCCTGATAAAAAAAGTATTATTATTCGCGAAATCAATAATATAGAAACCGAAGGATTAAATCCATATATTACCGAAGAACATTTAATATCGGCACAGAATAATGTTATAAACGATGAAATATATAATACTGAAATAGGTGAACTAACGACTGAATATAAAAATGCGAGACCATTATATAAATCACAGGGGTTAAATGATAATCAACATCATTTAGAGGGTTATGATTATTATAATAGTTATTATGGAACTTTACAATATGAATCAATAATTAATTAAAATAATCTCCTGAATTATTAGATAATTACAATGGTAAATGAAAAATTTGTATCACAAAACGAAAATGATGAAGTCGTAAAAGAAACCTTTACTATATTCGGATATTCTGTTGTAAGCGTCATGGTTGTAATCGCCTTATTATGGAGTTATAATATTGGAGATAATTTGTATTTATTCTTGACAGTATATTCTTTAATAATAATACTTTATACGGTAATCATAATATCATTAGTTGTTATGAATAAAAAAAATTATGATATAACATCGTATATGATATTGTTTGGAACAACAATATTTACAATATTTTTAGCATTTTTTATTGGTGTATTTTTTGTATATAAATATTTTAGCGTTGCCTCTTTGAAAAGAAATAGCGACCAGGTAATAAATTATTCTTATAAATATTAAATATAATTAAAAAACGATAGTACATATAAAATTATAAATAGTGATGCTGTTTTTATTAGAATATCATAAGCATTAAGATTTTCATGTAAATATTCTGGCATTTTTTCATAAATTGCCGAAACCATACTAGTATTATGTATTAATAATACAATTATTACAATAGTTAAATTCTTTTTTACCAATTCCATATCTATATTTACTATATTTGCTATATTTGAATTGTTATAATTTTGCGAAGGTGGGTATTTTTCAGATATGTTATATTCGGGTTTTCTATATTGAGAAGGTGGGGGTGGGGGATAATTATCATCTGGGGGGAATTCAACAATTTCGTCTTCGTAATCGGGTATCATACTACTACTTGTATTTTTATTTTTAGAGGTATATTCGTCGCGGAACTCATTTAATACATCTTGAACCAACGGGTCATTAATATCATTATTATCTGTTGTATTTGTATTTCCATTTAACGTAGATGTTGGCGTAGACATATTTATACTTATTCGTAACTCTAATGATATAATATATTTAGATAATTAACTTTATAACGCAATTTATAACTAGGTATTCATTGCTTCTTCTTTACAGGTTACCTTATATTTATTAAGTTTATAGCATTTATTATTATATTTAAAATCAGCATCTATCAATTTAATTGGCATATAAAATAACAATGCAATGGATAATCCGAATATAGCACTAATTATTAATTGCCCCGCTTTATCATAGAACATTCTATCAATTATATAATTTAATTTAGATGTTCGCATTGATTATCCTAATGTATGTCTTTATTTTTATATTAATGGTGTCGGATAGTTATTATCATCCAAACATTTTATATTTATAACATCATATTTGTAACATTCATTATTTTCACCAATATATATATTATTATTTACATTTTCAAACATCATATGTTTATCATTTTGTGTTATGAAATATACATATATAATTCCAAATATAAATGCAATAAAAAAACTATACCAATTAATATAGAATATATTTTTCATATCTATTAATATTCTTATATTATTTCTTAATACATCTACCAGAATCGGGATTACATTTTTTTCCTTTTATTTCACATTCCTTCTTTTTATCTTCCGAACATTTATCTAATTTAACGACTGGTTCTACTGGTGCTACCTTTGGTGCTACCTTTGGTGCTACCTTTGGTGCTACATTTGGTGCTACATTTGGTGCTACCTTTGGTGCTACATTTGGTGCTACATTTGGTTCTACATTTGGTTCTACTGGTGCTACTGGTGCTACTGGTGCTACTGGTGCTACTGGTGCTACTTTTGGTACTACTGGTGCTACTGGTGCTACCTTTGGTGCTACCTTTGGTTCTACTGGTGCTACCTTTGGTGCTACCTTTGGTACTGGTGCTACTTTTTTACCGGTTGTTTTAACAACCGGTTCTTTAATACATCTACCAGATTCTGGGTTGCATATTTTGCCTTTATCTTTACACTCTTTTTTCTTAGCTTCCGTGCATTTATCATTTTCGGGTTTATCATCTTCGGGTTTATCATCTTCGGGTTTATCATCTTTGGGTTTATCATTTTCGGGTTTATCATCTTCGGGTTTATCATCTTTTGGTTTATCATCTTCGGGTTTATCATCTTCGGGTTTATTATCTTCGGGTTTATCATCTTTTGGTTTATCATCTTTGGGTTTATCATCTTTAATACATCTACCAGAATCAGGATTACATTTTTTGCCCTTATCTTTACATTCCTTTTTCTTAGATTCCGGGCATTTATCTGCTTTTCTTGGAAGTACCTTTGGTTTTATAGTCTGTATATTTTGCTGTTTTGGCATATTAATAACCTTTTCATCATCTATTATTATATCCAAATACGAATATAAATTCAATTTATCATTATATTTAGGTGGTTTTAATTTTAAATAATTGTGTAAAGCAGTTTTTGTTTTGTCTAATTTAAAAGTTTCCATTAAGTCAGTTTTTTCACGCAACCAATTATCATAGTTAATATTTTGTTCAACTCTTTTGTTTTCATAGTTTTCATAATATTTTTCTCTTTTTTTATTGCTAATGTTCTCCTTATCAGAAATATTATCAAAATATAATTTAATATTATCTTTTAATAATCCAGTATCTATATCGTTATTTGCATTAGTTATATCAATTATATTTTTGTTAATATTTCTTAATATTTCCATTTAATAATATTAGGGATAAAAATAAATATTTTATGGGGGCAATATAATATCATCAAACATCCCTTTATAAAAAGTTTGTAAACTTTCTGCGGGTTCCATTTGTTCTTCGTAAACACTTCTTGGCACATATTTAATAATAACTTTATCTTTTTTACATATTTTTTTATTACTGTAATATCCTTGTATTATTAATAAGCAACCTATAAATAAAATAAATATAGCAATTGCCTTCATATTCCAATGATAACTCTAAATAGGTTAATTATTTATTTTTCTCTTCTTTGCGTTGACTCCACACATCTACATTTTCAATACTTTCTTTGATACTAGATAATTCAACATTTGTATCATCATTTATATCATCATTTAATGCATCTGTTGGAGATTGCTTATTATCAAGAGATGAAGCTGCAACAATAGAATTTTTACGAGATTCAAAGACAGTATCCTTATCTTCCATATTTTGTTTATATTCCTTCATTAAAGTATTAAGTTGGGAATTGGAATATTCTACATCTTTAATAAACTCGGGATCAGGAGCCCAAGCACACCAACAACCAACTTCACCAACATAAATATGAAATTTATCACCTAATTTCTTTAAAAACTCGCTTCGCGTTTTTGCCTCATCAAGGGTTTCAAAGCAACCACGAACTTTTACACCGCGAATAGATGTAATACCTTTATTATCGGCATGATATTTAGATTCAAGGTCAGGCCCATGTACGGATTTAAAGAACTTATATTGCTCATCCATTTCTTTTGCATCAAAGATATATTTATGATTATCACTAATACTATCAATAACATTTTTTGAATCAGGATATTTTTCTTTAATAGAATCAAAGATTTCCTTAACATTATTAGAAAAACTTTCCATGAATTTACTAAAAAATAGAGCCTCCTTGTTAATAATAACATCTTCGGGGCTTACAAATGAAAGTAATACATATTTTTGTCCTCTAATAGGTTTGTCTTCATCCAAATGGTCTTCTACTCTTGGGTCTACAAGATCAATGTTTTTGTCAGTTACTGTCGCCATATTCTTATGATATTTTATATATTTATAATCTTATATATTTTTAAAAAAAATATAAGAATAATAAGTAGAAAAATGGAATATAAATTTGATTATTCGGAGGCAGGATCGCGATTGATGAAATATTTATTTGAAGGCTTAGTTGTAGCATTTATAGCGCTAATATTACCTAAAAATAAGCTTGAATGGAATGAAATATGGCTTTTAGCATTAACAGCCGCATGTACTTTTTCAATATTAGATTTATTATCCCCTATTATATCAAATAGTGCTAGACAAGGAGTTGGTCTAGGAGCGGGTTTTAGTTTGATTGGTTTTCCTGTTGGATTTTAGAGAGATGGTATAATTTGATAGTTTAGATCAATACAAATCTTCTTCCATATTTGGTCTTGAACATACAATTTTTCTCTGCTTTTTAAAAGAGGAAAATATTTCAGATATTCATCAAGACCTAATATTTGAAAAAACTTATAAAGAACATAGCTATAAGATAAGAAATTCTTTCTATCCTTTGGACAATGTTTCAAAAAAGGAGCTTGAATATTTCTAAACATATTACATAATTTTTCTTCTAATTCCGGGCTAAATTGCGGAGTAGGGATACCATTGATTCTATTTATAATATAATTAATATGTTCATAATACTTATTGATGCGTAATCTTTTAAGAATATCGCGCATTTTAGAATATGTAATTGCTTTAAGATCGAGTATTTTTTCTTTTTTAATTTCCGCTAAAATCTTCTCAAATATTTCGTCTGGAATATCAGTGCTCTCTTTCCCCTGAACTTGGTTACACCATTCCCTAAAATGATTTATCCGCTTATAGCAAAAATGGGAAGTATCCTTGGTATTTTGTTTAAGTATAGGTCTATTTTGCTCAACTAACAATAATTCTTGATATCCACATGTATTACATATCATTATTGCGTCTTGTTGCAAACAAATCATTTTACTTTTACAATCCTTACATATTTCTATATTATCATCTTCAACATTTCTAACATATTTTTTATTTATTATAGACATATATTTATCAACCAAAGTACTTTTATCATCAACTAAATCTTCACTATCACTAATATCACTAATATCACTATCTTTAATATTATTATTTTGTTCTTGATTAGATATATTATTTAAAGCGTCTAATACATTTATAGTGTTCTGCACATAGTTAGACTTTTTATTTTTTGTTTCATTTTTATATATTTTTCTTCCTTGTTTTATTGGCATATCTATCGAAGACTTAATTATATTCGTTGTAGAAACAAGAGCATTATTAATATGAGATTGGTTATCAACAGTATCATAATATTGGAATAAAATATAGCTAGTATTTTTATAATATTCTATTTCATCATAATTATTATTAAGCTCTTTGATTTTATGTTTTGTTTCTATGATTTTTTCGCGCAAATCAACGTTACTTGTCCATAATAAATTTATAGTATCTTTATCGTTATTATCATTATTTAATTGGTGAAATATTATATTTGAACTTTGCTCATATTTATTTAACATTGTATTATGATATTGTAAATCCTTATCCGTTTGTTCAAATTTTTTTATCATATTATTATGCATTGCATCAAGAGTATAGGTTTCTTTTGTATCAACATTTATCTTTTTTTTTGATGATTTTTCTTTGAACATCATATATAATAAAATTATCACAATTAGTTTTATATGTATTATAATAGAAATATTCGCGTGGTGAATTATATTTTTTTCTCCACTTATAGTATAAAGAATATAGCGTAAATGGGTGGTGGTCTTCTTCAACTAGTAGCTTATGGTGCTCAGGATGTTTATTTAACTGGTAATCCTCAAATTACCTTTTTCAAAGTTGTATATCGTCGTC